TCTTGAAGATCACCTGCAAACGGTCCGGAGTCTTTCCGCTGAATCTTTTAATGAATGGTACTCTGGGCAGTCACAACTTTCTCTTGGCCAACTTGCGAATTTTGATTTCGTCGACCTGCCTCCTATTGACACATATATGCATATGATTAAGAGGCAGCCTAAAGCCAAGTTGGATAAATCCATTCAGTCAGAATATCCGGCGTTACAGACTATTGTTTACCACCCTAAGGTAATAAATGCAATTTTTGGACCTGTTTTTAAATTTCTGACGGAATCTTTTTTAAATTCTGTAGATAATTCAAAATTTTTCTTTTATACTAGGAAAACTCCCGAAGAGCTTGAAAAGTTTTTCTCTGATCTCTCTGCAAAAAGCGATATGGAGGTGGTGGAATTAGACGTCTCTAAGTACGATAAATCACAAAATGATTTTCATTTCGCCATTGAAATGGCAATTTGGGAGCGTCTAGGCTTAGATCACTTCCTCGCAAAGATCTGGGAGAAGGGACATCGCCGTACTGTGCTGAAGGATTTCCAAGCGGGAATTAAAACCATTATTTATTATCAGCGGAAATCTGGCGATGTCACCACTTTTATCGGGAACACTTTTATTATTGCTGCTTGTGTTAGTAGTATGCTTCCTTTAGATAGATGTATTAAAGCCAGTTTTTGTGGAGATGATTCGCTAATTTACCTGCCCAAGGGAATTCCCACCGACAATATTCAACAAACTGCGAATTTGATGTGGAACTTTGAGGCTAAACTTTTCTTGAAGAAGTACGGATATTTCTGCGGCAGGTATGTTATTGTCCACTCAACAGGTTGTATTGTATATCCTGACCCCTTGAAATTAATAGGTAAGTTGGGTGCCAAGAACATCATGGATTGGGATCACCTTGAGGAATTCAGGGTGTCTCTCTGTGATGTTGCTAGGCCGTTGTTCAACGGTGCTTATTTCCATCTACTTGACGATGCTATCCACGAGGTTTTTCCTCATGCTGGGGGTAGCAGTTTTGCTATTAATGCTCTTTGCAAGTATCTTGGCGATAAGAACCTTTTTAAATCGTTATTTTATTATTCTAAGTCAAAATAATGTCGGTAGATAAGGTGTCAGTCCAGGATGCTTTGAAGCCCAAAGATTTTATAAAAATTTCTTGGGTTGACAAGCTATTGCCTGATTATTTTACTGTTTTTAAATTCCTTTCTATTACTGATTGCTCTATTATTAAGGCTAACCAATACGAGTCTTTCATACCCGTGGATCTTCTCCGCGGTGTCGATCTGACTCGCAGTAAATATGTTACGCTTTTAGGTGTCGCTGTTGTAGGAGTCTGGACTATTCCTGACAATTGCGCCGGTGGAGCTACCGTCGGTTTAATTGATACGCGAATGGGTCGCGTTTCTGAAGGAACAGTCTGTAGGTTTTCTGTTTCAGCTGCCGCGAGGGAATTCACTGTGAAATTCATTCCGAATTATCATATTACAGCTGCTGATGCTGTTAGAAACCCGTGGAAGCTTTTTGTCCGTTTAAAGGGTGTGAATATTAAAGAGGGCTTCTCCCCTTTGTCTTTGGAAGTTGCTGCTCTAGTAGCAACAACTAATTCCATCTTCAAAAGAGGTCTGAGGGTGGCTATTCGCGAAAAGAATCTTTCCAACGAGTCGTTGGTAAGCTTTTCCGAGGAGCCCGCTCCGGTTGAGTCTTTCTTTGATAATCTACCTATTGCAAGGTCAATTGTAGAGTTTGATAGGAGTTATAAGCGTGAGTCGGTTAATAGGAGGGGTAGGGATCCGCGGTCTAAGCCGCGTGCTGAGAGCGCTAGTGAGCTCTCCGAGTTTGAATCTGAAGATGCCTTACGCTCCAGTTAACGCTACTACTCTTCCGTATTTTTCTAAGTCATGGGTCCCTTATATGGGTTTCCTTGATTTTCTTACCGTTGCTGCGGGTGAAGCTTTTCAAACGCAGTCCGGTAGGGATACTACAAGGGAAGCTATACAAGGTTTTCTGTCTAAGCCTGTAGATGTTGATATTAGATTTCCTGAGTCTGTCTATGGGTATACCTACCTGAGGAATTCTCAGTTGTACCCTCTGCTTTCAGCTGTTCTGTCCGCGTTGGATACAAGAAATAGGGTGATTGAAGTTGTTGATCCTTCTAATCCTACGACGGCGGAGTCGTTGAATGCAGTGAAGCGTACTGATGATGCTTCAGTTGCTGCTCGTGTGTCACTCGAGCGTTTGTCGGATGCAATAGCGTCCGGCGTAGGTCAGTACTCAAGGTCTAAGTTTGAGTCTGAGTTAGGTTTGGTGTGGACCGCACCAGCCGCTAGTTCTAGCTAGTTTTGAGTCCTTTCGGTCTCGTGGCCTTCACGATAGAAGGTAGTGTTTTGCTCTCCACTTAAATCGAAGAGCTCCTTTAGGCGATTGCCGTGGACCTCTCACCGTGTGGTTGAAGTCTGTGCTAAAGGATAATACGGTAGTGGTTCGAATCCACCCCGCACCCCTGGGTTAAGGGGC